CCGTTACCACCGTCTAGAATTTCGATGTTTGTCTGGAACTTGTAGTCTTGACCAGTTGCAGCAGATGCCTGCTCAACGAAGTCAAGTTGCTTCTGTAGCTGCTGACCAACTGCCTTTGAAACTGAACCACTTGCGTCATCACGAATGTTGACAGTTAGTGCGTTCCAAGTGTGCTTACCAGCAAGATACATTCTTGAGTTGTACACGTTTAATGTAACTTCATCGAATGAAACTTGTGGTCTTGTGCAGTCCATTACCTGCTTGGTCAATTGTAGACCGCCATTAGCATCAACCCCAAAGTTCAAGAAGTTGACTCTAAAGCGGAACTGTAACTTAGGCATCAACAGACCTTGGTTGCCGCCTGCGTTATCAGATGCTACGGTCATGTTGAACAATGATTGTGAGGCTGTTGCCATTTGTATTCTCCTGTTAAAAGTATTTATCTTTTTATTGATGGGCGCCCATTACAAGCGCCCATCAATTATATTACTGTCCCGAAATCTCACCAGTATTGAAGACACGAACTGGAATGTAGATGAATTCAATTGCCTTAACAGGCTCAATTGCTACGTCTACCCAAAGTTCGTTTCTGTCGATACGAGCTGGAGTGTTGTTTGATTCGTCGCAAACTACGAGATAGTCATAGATACCTCTCTTAGCGACAAGATCAACCATCAATGTCTCAATGACACCTGAGATTTCTTGTCTTGTTAGTGCATCATTTGGTTCAAAGATGAACGGTCTTGCTGCAACTGTCAACTGACGACGAATGTAAGCTACAAGTCTTGCAACGTTAATTCTGTCAAGTGCTGACTGTGAATTGAAGCTTGACTTGTTACCGTAGTTCAACAAACCATTGCCAGTGAAGAAGACAAGTGGGTTAATCTGATTCGTGTACAATACGTCACGAATACCGATTCTTGTCTTAATTACTTGGAATTCACCGGTTGCTGAATCAATGTAACCAATGCTTGCTGCGTTGTCGATGACACCGCGACGAGTACCAGCAGGTGCGAACCAAGGATAAGCAATGTTATCGTTGCGTAGGATAGTTCTTAGTACCATGTGTGATGGGGGAACTGCTACGAGATTGCCGTTAAGATCGTTTGTAATACCTGATGGGTAGAATAGACCCATGTAAGTGTTACGAGTTACAAGACCATCTTCACCGGTTGACGTTGCACCAGCTGCGTTAGTTGCCCAAGCCTGAATTGCATTAGGATCGTCTGGGAGTCTCATTGGAGTATCACCAACGATGAATCCAGTTTCACCACGATCATTGTTTAGAGTGATCATATTAGGCTGTAGTTCAGGGTAGTTAGGTGCAGCAAGCAAGTTGAATGCATTGTCTTCATCACGAACTGCGGTGTTGCTGTCGATAGCAGCACGCATTGCTTGTACAACCATTGCTCTCTGAGCCTTACGACCCATGTAAGGAGCACCGTTTGATTGCAAGCCACTTGCTGATACCCATGCATCCTTTTCAGCAGGAAGCACTGTATCGGGGAAGCGGTCGCTGTTGAAGTAGTTTACACGATACTGCTTAACATTGTAACCTGAACGACGGGTGTTGAACAACAACATACCTACTGGATATAGAGTTGCTTCTGGAGCATCTACGTCCAAATAGTCACTGGTTAATAGTGAGCGGATCGATGGGATCGGATCATTTGCAGGGTTTGTTGTACCGTCAGTCGCCCAACGAGCATCAGCAAACACAATACCAGTTGAACTTGTCTGATCACTGTTGTCTAGTCGTACCCACTTTGCAGTTCCATTTACTAGCTGCCAACGATTGATGATTGGATAGTTTTCAAGATCGCTAGTGTCGATCCAGATATCACCGTATACGAGTGCAGTGCCATCGCTTTGCAAAGTTGGTTCACTTGCAGACACGATTGGACCATTAGGGTCAGTAGTGTTTGCACCTGATGGGAGAGGGAAGCCGTTGCTGTCGTAATTTACGTTACGATAACCAGACCAACCACCAGAAGTGTTTACTAGGATATCAACTTCATCAACAACTGAGTAGAACCAGTTGGTGTTGTTAGCAGGAGCATTTACTGGTGCGCCTTCGTTTGCAGTCATTTCAAATTCAACCCAGTTTGAAAGCTGAGTGGTGTAAGAATTAGCTGCTTCACCAAGTACTGGGGTAATACCAGTTACAGCACCATCTTGAACAGACACGACCTTAACAGTCAAGTCGTTAGCTGGGCTAGTACCGCCCATTAAAGTTCCTGAGAAGGTTACTAAGTCGTTTACGCTGAATCCAGTACCTGCATCAACGAATGCAGTAGGATTTACGTAGTACTTTCCATATGAAGTTTGAACGTTGATTTCTAGACCACTGCCAACACCAGTTGATGAAGACTGTAGTGGCTGGAAGTTAAACACTGCGCTTGGGCCTTCCTTAACACCTAGGGTAGAACCAATCACGAATCCAGCATCAACAAACAAACCAGAACTCAAACCAGTTGCCTGATTAAAGTCATCGAGGATAATAGTACCACCCAATGTGTGAGTGATCTGGATTGCACCTGCGTCTGTCAACTGTGCGATGGTGTAAGGAACAGCAGCGCCATTCCATGCATTAATGAAATCGTTAGCACTTGCACCATCAACTAGTGAAAGGTTAGTTGTGATTAGTGAAGTTCCGCTGGGTGGAGAAACAGTTACCTTAACGTTGTAAGGTCCGTTTAAGAACACCGGTGCAGTCGGATCGCTGAAAGTGTTGCTTCCAGTGATTACTGTTGGGCCGGTTGTTAGTCTTTCCCAGAAATAGATAGGACCAGCTACGTAACCACCGTTGATAGTTTTGTCATAGCTATACTGAGCATAGACTGTTCCAGCTGGGATATTCTTACCACCAGTTGAGTCTAGGTTAGCATTAGCGGTGAAGTCAGCAGTGTAAGCAGGAACTGTCTTAGGTACCCAGTTGTTAGTTACTGAGTTCCACTGCGAAATTGCAGGAACAAATCCGGAAACAGCAGAATCAACCTTCATCCATACTGAACCAGTTGGGCGAGGATTGCTCTGTCCAACTTGCCATAGTGGCTGTTGAGAAGAAACACCGTAATATAGTCCTGGCTGATTGTAGATACCAGCTTCAATACCCAAGTCAGCAAGAATAGTTCCGGTACCCGAGATAACCAAGCTGTATGGACCCTGATCGTCTGGACCGCCGGCGGTCTGAGTTGAGTAAAGCTGCAACTTACCGTTATTGACTGTAGCTGACAAGAACTGATAGCCTAGATCATTGATCAATGTTGCCATATAATTGACGTTGTTATTGCCTACACCAGGAACAGTGATAGTAGGACCGGTTTCACCATTGATCAAAATGGTCATCGTGTCACCGGTTGCCAAATTGCTTGGAGCATTGGTACCTGAGACAGTTGGCCAAGAAGCTAGCCATTCTCTAGAACCGATTGCTATCCAAACGTTCTGACTGTTCTTATAGAAGAACTGTGAAGCAGTAGTAGCAGTAGGGAAGTCATAAGTTGGGATAGCGATTACTGCATAATCACCGGGAAGACCCAATGACTGTAGTGGTGCGCTACCTGATAGCTGTGTGCTGTCACTGATAACGATAGGAGTCTTTACTGAGAACTGACCGGTTGTAGCATTAAACTCGTTAATGCCCCAAGTGGTTGTCGTAGTGTCTAGCCAGTAAGTACCTTCAGCTGGATTTCCAGTTGGGCGACCGGTTTGACCGACAAGACTTGCAAGGTCAATGTCTGCTCTCAAGCAGTAAATGCGGTTACTGATACCTAGTGCAGAATAAGCAGCAAGCAGACCATACTCATTCAATTCATAACCCTGAATTGGGGTACCATTTGAAGTTGTATAGAAGAATGGATTACCGTATAGAGTGACAAGATCACGCTGGCTAGTGACCTGGAATAGCTTACCAGCATTAGCAGCAGTAGTACCGGAAGCAACTCCAGTACCATTTGGGTTAGCCTTGTTCTGTGCAGTAGCTAGCAGAACAAAGGGGATTGAATTAGTTGGCGCTGGAAGATACTGACTTTGGTCGATTACTGTAACTTCTACACCTGGGGATACTAGTGCCATATTATTTTTTTCCTTCGTATGATTGTGAGGTTTACCACCTGCCTTGATATATACATATCAAGATTCTAATGAGTATTTAGTTTATAAATCAAAAAACCTGGTTTAACCGAACCTTTAAAGGCATAATTGACTAAATATCTTTATGTTGAAAAGACCCATCTGCAAGAGTTGTAATAAGAACTATAGGGCAATCAACTATATCCGCAAAGGTAAAACATACTATCGCAGCATATGTGATAGTTGTGGAAAAAAGAAAGCTAAGAAGAAACCCATCAGACCTAACTGGGAGAAGGCCGGATACAAAAAGAAATCAACATGTGACCTATGCGGGTTCAAACCAGTTTACCCTAGTCAGACAACAGTGTTTCACATTGACGGGGACTTAAATAATGTATCATTCAATAATTTAAGAACCATATGTTTGAACTGCGTTGAAGTTGTGAAACGCAAAGAAGTCACATGGAAACGAGGAGATTTGACAGTAGATTGGCATAAATAAAGATGTAGTTCACGGGACGGCAATCCCCAACTACTCTAATACTAAGCGGAGTATCAGCAATGACTATTTATAGAAAAACCAATTACCGTAAAATATACGAACAGCACTACGGCCCCATTCCTAAGGACAAGGATGGGAGGTCTTATGAAATACACCACATAGACGGTGACCACAAAAACAACGATCCAGTAAATTTAAAATGTATTACTATACAAGAGCATTACGATATTCATTATTCCCAAGGAGATTGGGGAGCCTGTGCTAAAATAGCCCAGAGAATGAATACGACTCCGGGGCAACTGGCTGAATTAGCAACGCTGCACAATAAACAGAGGGTAGCCAACGGAACGCACCCTTTCTTGAACAGCGAGTTTCAACGACAAAACGTGATGAAGCAAATAGCTGCCGGAAAGAGTGTATTAGTCGGCGGAAAATTACAGCGTGAATTGGTAGCAACCGGTAAACATCATTTGTTATCAGGAGATATTCAACGAAAATCAGCGAAACAACGTATTGACAACGGTACTCACCAATGCGTTGTCAATACAACCTGCCCACATTGCGGGAAGAAAGGAACAAAGCTAATTCTAGCCCGGTGGCACTTTGACAAGTGTAAGTTTAAGAGTTGATTATTGATTCAATCTGCTTGTGTAGATGATCAATCGTGTCGTTGTTATCAAGGTGATAGTCATAATCTAACCCAACGCTAGAGTATTCGCTAGCATGTACCCCGTACTGTTCTTCCAACAATACTTTTGCTCTGATTCTTTCAGCTTGATCCTGGTCTGAATTGAAAGTTGTAGCTAAGCTAATCCATTCAGGCTCAGCACCACGATGAGTTCGCATAGTGATTCCGCCTGCTTTCTTGATAGCATCAAGTTCATTAGCAAAACGGCAATCAGTAATAACAATGTTATCTTTAAGATTAAGTAGACGATTTTCTACGCTAGCTACCCAGATATCGTTATGAAAGCTTTTACGAGCAACATCGGTTCCCCATTGCTGTAAAACCCATCGAGGGGTCAAGTGGGGTATACCTAAACGTTCGGCCCACCAAACATCAACTTGCTCTCGCCATTCGCGGCTAGTTTTAGTTGACCCCTCGAGGAGTTCTCGGTCCCAATTGAAAATGATTGCAACCGCATCCTTCAATGCGCCAGCAAAACTCATTCTTTTGAAACCGTGGAAAGTGCAGAGATAATCTGCTGCGGTATCTTTGCCTGACCCTATCAGGCCTGTAATTCCTATGATCATTCTTGTATACTAACACAAGATTATAGAAATGTCAAGCTTAATCATGTAACTTTAGGCTATACTTTAGTACTATATAAAATAGATTAGCCTTGGATCCAAGTCAGCGGCTGTGAGTAATCTACATAGGCTTTAAGTTCATTGATCAACCGTTCCTGATCAGCCTTGCTTTCAGCCTTCATAGCAGCACCATTCAGTGTTGTTCCTCCACCAGGGCCAGCAATGCTACCGAACTTCTCACGAGCTTCACCGATGATGCCCTTAAGAACAGCAAGAGTGTAGTCACCGATCCAAACACCCACTCCCGGATCTTGGATAAGCTCGATTTCAGGGCGCTGAACGTCTGCCCAGATCAAGATACGTTCGCCCGAGCCTTTGAAGTCTCTCGTTATCTTGAGAAGCTTAGTTACTGGATTGAACGTGTAAGTGAGATACCCACCAAACATACGTGCTGTGAGTTCAACATAACCAGCATAGAAGTCGTATGTAGCTAGACCACCTGTGTAGTTGTAGTTTAATAGATAGGTGTTGAGAATGGCGCTTGAAAACGGGTCGAACGCAGTTGAGCTTGGGCCTGTTTCAAGACCCACTGTGCGTCTAAACAGTGATCTAACGTTGATGAATTCCTGAGGAAGGGTGTACTCATACACATTTTTTTCAACACGTAATAGCGTGTAGCTCTCTACCGTAGAGTTTTGCGCTCTTTGACGATACAGCTTTACCGCGTAGTTGTACGCGGCTTCATAGTGATCAGGGTCTAATTCAAGATCGATGATATCACCGCCCAAACGCAAACGAAGGTTCTCAAAGAGAGCCTCTTTAAGTTGTGTCAAGTCGTAATTGGTTGGTGTTGCTAAGATATCTGCTGCCATAGTCGTTTCCTGTTTACTTTATTTATCAGGAAACGTTATGACCTTGATTCTCTTTATGTATGGTTGTGGCTAGGTAGATCATATCTTGATCTTCTTTGGGATGCATGAAAAGGAAATCATTGCACTCCCGGCCACATTTGGGGCACAAATGATCACCTTGTTTATTTGGATCTTCTTTGTTTGGATGATAGGCTGCTAGTAACTGACAGTTTTCGCAAACTGATGGGCCCAAACCCATTACTTAGTACAAGCCTTTGTGTTGAATCCCCCGGTGCGGGTATCATAGTACCCTACACCGAGTTCAACCAATTCTTTCCGATGCTTTGCTGCATGGAATGCTACGTTATGTTCAGTCACAAAGTTTGCTATACCAACACCAACTGCTATCCCTAGAAATAATGCAGCTACAAAAATCGGAAAAGTATTAGACATTAGAGGTCGCCTGCCTTGCGGTTCTCGCTGTAGTGAGCATCGAACTTGCCGCCGGGATAGCGTGATTCCAGCTTGTGTACGTTTTCAGCAAGCACTTCGTTAGGATCGAGTCCAAGTGCGTTACAAGCGTTAGCCCAGTACCAAGCAATGTCACCGAGTTCACGCTTCATGTGAAAGATATTTTCTTCATTGAGGGGCTTGCCCTGAAAGAAAATCTTCTTCACGATTTCCTGAAACTCGCCGCCCTCACTACCTAGACCAGTGCTGGCAGTCATAAGCAGTGCAAGATTGACATTAGTACTAGCGTCAAGTTCCTTCAAGCGTTCAATAAGTGCATTGAGGTCCTTGCTAGGATCACTGCATACAGTGAGAACGAAGTCGGCGTACTTGTTTAGATCGATATTATTTGACATATGGTTCCTTTTAAAATGCCTTGAGGATGATCATATCAGCATTGAAGCGGCCATTCGGGACTGCTTCAACTGCCTTGATTTCCTTGAAATACTTACGAGCAGCAGGCTTGCTACCCATCAGTGCCTTAATCTGTTCAACGGGCTTGCGAAGGGTCTTGATACCTGATTCCTTCTTGTCAAAGCCGATCACAGTGTTGCCCTTGACCATCAGGCACTTGCTGTAAGCGTCTGCGACATAGTGATGCATCTTGCGCTTCTTAGTGTCATAGACCCAAGCTTCGGTGCTCTCATGAAGCTTGACGGGGCTTAGACCGACAAGTTCAAGCTTAAGTGCATCATCCTTGAAGTTCTTACAGTGCTTAAGCTTGCTAACGACCTTCTCGACGGGAACAGCCTTCTTAGCACGAGGCTTCTTAGATGCCTGCTTGATGCTGATATAGCCGTTCATTTCACTGATAACGTCTTCAATGAACTTGATCGTATAGCGGATCTGCATCTTGCTGTAGTTGCTATATGCTTCCTTAAGCTGGTCGCACTTGCCCTCTTGCACTTCAAGGTATTCGTCAAGTAGACGCTGATAACGCTTGATAGCACTAGCCATATGCTGCGGAAGAACGTTACGTGCAGACAATGCACCTACGACCTTCTTGTCAACGTTAAAGTCTTTAGGACACTTAGCGTCAATAAACTCGTCAAAGAGTGCTTCAATGTCGCTAAGGGCTTCATCAGCCTTTTCACGCATAACTTCCTGAATATTGACAGTGCGCTTAGGCTTTGCAGCAGCTTCCTCGTCTTCGGATTCTACCTTCTTAGCCTTAAGTTCTGCACCTTCGGCAGCAAGACCCTCAACCCACTTGACAATACCAGTCTTGTAAGTATCAGGCACAATATCGGGATTAACTTCAAGCAGATGTGCAGTGGCAGCCCAATGACTATGCATATCGACCTTCCAATCGGGAAGACGATTGATCTTAGTCAGTACATCCTTACCAAAATTCTTCTTGATGTAGTCTTTGACCTTGGTACCGCAATCCTTACGCTCAACGTCATAGTGAGCAAAGAACCGAGCCTTATCCCAGTTGTCAGTGGGCATCAAGCTAAAGCGGTTAACTCCGCGACGAGGCGCGCGGACAGTCTTCTTAGAAGCCTTAGACTTAATGAGTGCGGGGCGACGAGCCATAGATTATCTCCTGAATTTCAGATTACTTATACACTATACAACAGCCGCAGGTGTTTGTCAACCAGAAAATTAGGTAATTTTGATTTTCTTTGACTGGTTACGATTGCTAAACAAGCAGACACCCTTTTCACGAATCAGGTCTGCTGCCGCCTGAGGACTATTATCCCAAAAGGCAAACAAATCTTCTTCGGTGATGCTTTCTTCGCAATCCATAGCGTAGATTTCATAATCACGCATAGGATTAAATCGGGCCCGCATTTCCATTGACATGAGGATATCGTCTAGTGGATTCTTGCCAGTTTCTTTCCCCTGGAGAATCTTCCACATGTCAAACTTGCTCTGGTCTTCGTACTGTGTGATTGGCACGATGGATTCAATGCCGTAACAGTTCCACATAAAGAGGTAAGCATTAGTTGTCAACTGGACCTCCCATTGCTTCTACACCTTCGGCATATCCTGCTTCCCACGCTCGGCGCATTTGATCAACAAAGCGTTCATCTTCGTCAATCTGCCAAAATTCTTGTTCAAACCATTGTTCAAAGGTCATGACTGCCTCCAGCGCCGTTCCTTGTGTGCTTGTTCCATTTCAGCCCTACCGTTATCAACACCATAGCTATATGCGATACTGATCAGCATATCCGTGCGTTCAGATTCCGTCTTGGCCTGATTCCAAGCCCGATACAGGTGAGGAGTGTTTTGGATGAGTCGAAATGCTTTCTCACGGATGTTCATCTTACTATCTCCTTGCTATAATCTTGTTATAGCATTTTGGGTAACCGTTGTCAACCAAAAAGTTTTACGAGGTTCGATATTCGTGATATTTGTCTACGTTTACCCCGCGGGAAACCCATTCTAAATTATCCGGGTGGTAGTTCATATGATTATGGTCTATGTGGTTTGCTTCCCAATAATGATTGGTGAAGTGTGCCTTAACTGATTTTGGGGTGCGTTTCCACTCACTTTCAGTAACACCATCTGGCAAAGGGTAGTCAATAAAAGTTTGTGCAACTATTTGGTGCAAGTGGATAGTCTTGCTTTTGCCCTGTTCATTAACAACTACGTTAACTTTAGGATATTTACTTTTTCCACTTACACGACTTTTTAACAAACGCTGATTATATTCTCCACGGCGTCTGCTAATTAGCAGCAACTCGCCTTCATGAAAAACAAAATAGTAACCAACTAATGGAAGACCATTATACGTTGCTTGATAATAGGGCCTGCCACGTGAATCGTGAAATTCTATCTTGCACTTATACACTAAATTAACCTTTCATTTCTGTGGTTAGAATTTCTTTCTATCATGTATATGCAAACATGTCAACCAAAAAAATAGCCCCTTTCGGGGCTATTTTCACTTTTTAATTTTTACTCCAATGTACGCGGCTCTTGGGTAAACCCCATAACCTCGTGCAGTTTCGTAAGACTCATCAAAAAGATTTTCAACTCTAGCAGTCAACTCAAATGTATCATTGATAGGATAACGTGCAGTTAAGTCAACCAACACATATGAATCTAGCTTACTGGTGTTTGCCACGTTTTCATAAGATGATCCAGAATAACGTACAGTTGCGCCTGTTGCTAGCCCATTGCTCCAAACATAATCTCCACGAATAGAGAATGCATGTCGTGGACGACGGCGAAGATCAAGACCAGTATTACTGTCCTTTGATTCAGTGTAGGTATAATTTGCAGACAACTTCAACGAATCGATAGGATTAACGTCAGCAATAACTTCGAATCCTTCTGCCGAAGTCTTATTCAAATTACTATACGTATATGTTCCAAGATCAAAATCAATTTGATTTCTAGTATTACGACTAAAGTAATTTGCTGTCAATTCAATATTCTTACCAAACTTCTGCGAAATGCCTGCATCCCAGCCCTTAGCAGTTTCAGCAAGAAGGTTCTGATTACCATAATCTCCATACAACTGATAGAGAGTAGGTGCCTTGAATCCTTCGCCATAACTTGCTCTAAATGTCGTGTTATTGAACACATAAACACCATCAGCACCGAATGTCGTTTCGTTGCCATATCCGCTATGCCAATCACGACGGACACCTGCATTTACATTAAGATTAGTCAATGGCTGAGTAGACAACTGGCCGTACAAGCTATCTACATTAGCAGTAGCACTATTTCCACCTGTCCAACCTGAGTAATTATAACGTGTGTTTAGCTTACTAGCTTCATGTTCATATCCAAAGATAGCCTTATGGAGTCCAAGTGCAACAGTACCCTGATATTCGATTCGCTCGTTAGTTCCTGCACTGTGGAAGTTTTCAACGTCATTGTCTTCGTAGTTATGACGGTTGATCTTTACTCGGCTGTATGATACTCGGTTCTTAAACTTATCGTTAAGCAATGAAGCATTCAAGCCTGCATAACCACTAAGGCTGTTTGTTTCAGAATATTCACTGGTATCAGCAAGTGTGTACGACGGAGGAGGGAATCCATCGAAACTAAAACGAGTACCTAGATAGTTACCGCGTAAGTCAATATTGACATTATCAGTAAGGCGAACCCCTACCTTAGCATTTGCTGCGGCTGCTCTAAATCCATCACGTTCTGATCCATTTGCAGCAGCAGAAATACCATCGCTACGCTCATATCCGCCGCCGGCAAGATAAGAAACTGGTCCAATAGTGTCACTCATATCAGCATATGAACGTACGGTATCAGCATATCCATACTCCCCGCGAACACGACTAGTAAGCTTGTCGCTAGGAGCACGAGTAGACAAACTAACTACACCACCAACTGCTTGGCTACCCCAAAGAACACTGCTAGGACCGCGCAAGACTTCAATACGATCAATGTTTCCTGTAACCAAACTACCAAAGTCAAATCCAGCAGCTGGTTCAGCAACATCGTTCATACGAACACCATCTAGCAATACTAGCGTTTGTGCGCCTTCTGCCCCTCTAATTCTAACTGAGGAATAGCTGCCCATGTTTCCAGAACGATCAATTGTAATGCCAGGAAGAGTGGCTAAAATTTCTGCGATAGATGCCGTTTGTCGATCGGTAATTTCGTTGCTGTCAACGATAGTAACCTGAGTACCGGTATTTTCAATATTAGTAGGAGTACGTAATGCAGTCACTACGATTTCTGACTGGGCGTATGAAGCAGTGGATGCTGCTAATGCCGCAGTAGTAATAAACAATTTAAGTGCTTTCAAGATATTTCCTTTCCATAACTTGACATATTCAGTTATAGCAAGTTTTTTGATTGCTGTCAACCTCTTTTTACGATAAATAACTATATGCCAAAGTTAAGTTTATATCGTTCGAACAAACAAAATGATTATCGTTTCTTGGATAGAACGATATCTGAACAATTCACTGTGGGCGGAACTGACCTATACATTCACAAGTATTTGGGTCCGGCAGAGAATACCACTTCAACTGATTTTACTCAGCCGAACTATGATACATTAAGCCCACTGAACATACAAGATTTGTTGTTCTTAGAAAACCGCGATAGAAAGTATGACAAGAACATTTATCGATTACGCGGGCATTATAATGTACAGAACTTAGACTTTGATTTAAGCCAATTTGGTTTGTTCCTGAATAATGATATAATCTTTATCACGGTCCACTACAATGATATGATAGACATTGTAGGTCGCAAATTAATGGTCGGTGACGTACTGGAACTACCACACTTACTTGACTACAATCCACTTAACGAAACTATTCCTGTAGCGTTAAAACGATTCTATCAAATCACGGATAGTAACTATGCAAGTGAGGGCTTTAGTCAAACTTGGTATCCTCATCTATGGCGTATCAAGTGTGAACCTCTCGTTAACAGCGAAGAATTTGATGACATACTTAAAGAACCAATTAACCAAGACAATTATCTCGGTGATTGGGACAAAGATAAAACTTATCCGCCGGGCTACACAGTTAACTTTGGTGATAAGGTCTATGAATCTATCATCGAGGTCCCGGCGGGTGTCAAGCCACCCGATCCTAATTACTGGGTACTAAAAGAAAACGATAGCTTAGCCAGCATTCTTTCTACTTACAATAAAAATATTGCAATCAATGATGCTGCACTTGAAGAAGCTAAGAGACTAGTACCTAAGTCAGGATACGACACGAGTAAGCTTTATATCGTACCTACATATGGCACTTATGAATCTAATACTGCGCTTTCTGGAAAGAATAATCAGCCAGCGCCTCCGATCGATGTTGTTATAACCGTAACTGGTCCAGGCACAATGACAGGGGCAGTTACGCTAATGCGTAATCCTAAATACAAATATGCTAGTGCGGGTGTCAAAGTATCCAAAGAAGCATTGAAGTCTATCTGGGATATGACTGCTGATAGCGATGGTAGTTTACTAGAAGATAAAATTGATAAGTTCGTTACTGCTAGTTTAGAACTAGTAGAGCAACAAGCAAAAATGACTGATAGTGGGTCAGGCTCAGTCGAAACTACTAAAATATTATCAGTGCAATCATTGGGTGTAGTCACTGGTCCATACGGTACTGCTGACAACACATACGCTACCGCTGATCAAGATCCTACTCAGACAGGATTCACCGGCGATATTACACAACAAATGGACTATCGTGCAGACTGTGATCCTAGATATCAATTTATCGTAAGATCAAGCCCAAGAACATTTGGTTACACTAGTGGTTATTTGTCAGGAGATGGACAAGCACCAAACGGATACCCAACTGGTGCTGGTATCAGTTTCCCACAGAATCCTCAGGTAGGAGACTATTTCTTACGCATTGATTATACACCTCAGATATTATATCGCTGGGACGGTAAACTGTGGGTAAGAATCAGTGAAAATGTAAGAACAGAAACTGGATTTACATTAGATGATAAGTCTCAGCTATCAGGGTTTATTAACAACCAAGCTGAAATATATCTAAATAATGAAGGAAAGTTTGTACCGGAAGCACAGCCATTGTCAAGCGTGTTAATGCCTACAGTAGATCCTGTTCCACCGACCCCATAATAAAGAGATAACATGGCACAATTCTTTTACGATAATCAAATAAGAAGATATCTTATTCAGTTTGCTAAGATTTTTAGCAACTGGTATGTTACCAAGGGCAAAGACCCAAATGGCAACGATATCTTAGTTCGTGTGCCAATCATGTATGGTGATAGCTCTAGACAAGCTGCTACTATTATTGCTAACAACAGTGCTAGTAATTTACCTTCTGCACCCATGATCACTTATTATATTAGTGGTCTAGAGTATGAGCAAAGTAGAACACAGAACCCTACCTTTGTTGAAAAACTTCAAGTTCGTCAACGTGCGTTGAATCAAGAAACCGGCACTTATGAAACTGTGCAAGGACAAGCGTTTACTCTTGAAAGATTGATGCCTGTTCCATATAAACTTAGAATTACTGTTGACTTTTGGACTACTAACTATCAACAGAAATTAGAAATTATTGAGCAGTTAGGTACACTATTCAATCCAGCACTAGAACTACAGAGTACAGATAACTATGTAGATTGGACTTCATTGACTTCTGTTTTCCAAGATGGATTAACGTTTACAAGTAGAAGCATTCCTCAAGGGACTGGAAATCCAATCGACGTTATGACATGGAAGTTCTATATGCCAGTTTGGATCACTACATCTAGCAAACTCAAAAAGATGGGCGTTATCCACAAAGTCATTGCTAGTATCTTTCAAGGCAAAGCACTTGAAGACATTCAAGACGAAGATTTATTATTGGGTACTAGACAAAAGATTACTCCATATGGTTACAAATTATTATTGCTGGGTAATTCGTTGCAGTTACTCCCAGCCAACGAACCATTCTACCCATCAAATACATCACTAGAACAGCCCACTAATCCGAACACTAGTTTATATTGGTCAAGTCTGTTAAACGTGTATGGTGCAGTAAAGCCAGGCATCAGTCAGATTTGGTTGCAGAATCCATATATGGAAGAAGATATTGTAGGCACTATTGTGCCTGATCCATTAGATGATAGATATCTAATCTACAACATTGACCCTGACACATTGCCACAAAACACATTGCCTCCAGTTAACAGTGTAATCAATCCGCAATTAACTGGACCCAATGCAGGGTTGCCAGGTCCTACACCAGGGGTGAGATATTTGATTGTAGAAGACATTGGCTCACCGGGTGACCTTAATGTTGGCTGGGGTGATCTAATAGCAAATGCCAATGACATTATCGAATATGATGCAGACTTGGGACAATGGGTAGTAGCATTTGATAGCATGGAAGCAAATAATGTCGAGTTCGTAACCAACTTGACAACTAGTGTGCAATTTAGATATGTCCCTCAAGAAGGGATGTGGATGAAATCATACGAAGGATTCTACGGGGAAGGTGATTACAGTATCGTAATCTAACACGAACATGTTATTAGACAAACCGTTATTTTTGGAATATGCTACCAAAAATAAACTTTTTACTCCACTGAAATCATTTAGTGATAGCTTATTATTTTACTTTGTAGGAACTATGGCCCTATCTAACGAAGGTGACTTGTTAGAAATCGGTTGCGGCGGAAGTACTTACGTTCTATACGAACTGTCAGAAAAGTTTGATAGAACAATTACCGTATGTGATGTACAAGATCATTTTATAGGTACACATTTACCTATATTCCCATCAGCAAAACTCAATCCAATTGTCGATTCTAGTAGAAACCTTAATAATTATAACCTCAGTGACATAGTGTATTCACATGTTGACGGTGATAAGAATTATGTTACTACAAAAAGCGATTTAGAATTCTGTATTGAAAATATGGCAGTCAATGGATTGATCTGTCAAGACGATTATGGCAACAACAAGTGGCCTAGCATCACACAAGCAGTATTAAGTTTAGTATCAGATAATAAGGTTAAGATAGTAATAGTGGGAGATAGTTCGATTTGGTTAACTAAACCAGAATACTATGATTATTGGATGAATCTATTATCTAGTGATAGAGAGTTTGACATACTGAAAACCTATATAGGGATGCAAGATTCAAGCGATGTTCTTGATTGTGACCCTAACTATTATTTTATTAACACATTGAATTATGCGCCTGCTTGGACTAAACAAATCAATGAAAAATATGACTACATAAAGTCAATATGTAGTCAAGCTGAGCTATCTATCCTAAAAGAAATACATGAATATAGTGGTAATCCATACTACCTTAAAATGCCATATCCAGGACAAAGTATTCCGGGCTTATGGCTATCATAAATATCAACATGTCAAAACAAGCCGCGGGCGTATTCTTTTATAGTAAGTCAACACAACGGTATCTCTATCTATTGAGGTCTGACCATCGAAGCCCTACATGGAGTATACCTGGTGGCGGCATAGAAAAAGACGAAACATTGCTTGAGGGTATTGTTAGAGAATGTAAAGAAGAAATGTTGTTTGACATTTCTGAATTAAAGATTATACCTATACAAAAGTTCGTAAACAATACGTTTACATATCATACATTTTTCTGTGAAGTTGAAGAAGAATTCATCCCTATACTAAATGATGAGCATGTGGGATATGCTTGGGTAAAAGAAGGACAGTATCCCAAGCCATTACACCCGGGATTATTTTCTACTGTCAATATTGATATCGTAATTGAGAAATTAAACTCTCTTACGTAATCACATTCCTAAAAGTTTTTCGACAACAGGGAGTCCTAATGCACCAGCTAGTATACCAGCTCCCATAAGCATCCAGCGCCATTTTTCTAGTGCTGCTACTTTCTTTTCGACTTCTGCATGTTGAGCTTTGTTTTCTTCTTGGAATTCTCTAATAAGATTGTGCGTCTCTTCCATGTGCGTGTCGATATGAGTTGCTAGGTCCTTCAGACCAGTTTTAACTTCTTCAACTTTTTCGCTGAGATGATTATACTGTACCTGAAGGACCGCAACTTCGGTCTCAGTCTTGGCACTTGCAAAGTTAGGTGAAGGCTGAGCCATGATTTATTCCTTAAGCGTTGTTTACAGTTACGATCGGATAAGGCTGACCGGCTGCTGCGTTTGCTGCGGCTGCTGCATTGAATGAAGCATAAGCAGGATCTGCGTCTTGAAGTACGATGTTGCCTGTAGCAATCGGACCTGATTCAGCAGTGAACAATTCAGCAGTGTGGTCACTGAGGCTTTGTACATATACTGTTGCAGCGTTTGCATCGGTTGCAGTGATGACAATTGAGTTAGCTGGCTGTAGACCAGTTGAACCGTCAAATGTGTAAACTGCACCAACTGTACCAGAAGTAGTACCCTTTACAAGATACTTTTGCTTACCCTTCTGGCGAACAATGTAACCAGATTCTGGAGTTGCGCTTGAGAATGCACCTTCATAGTTAGCAGTTGCGTTCGCTGCAAATGTAGCAAAAGTTGCGTTAGCATTTGCGATGTCATCAATAACACCTAGAGCAACGCCATCAGCAGAATAAACAACGTCACCGTCTGCTAGTGTATTAGCAAGATCAGTATCAACGCCGTCGATGTTTGGACTATCATCTGCTACAGTGATTGTACCTTCGCCAGCAGTTAGACCAAATACAACAGTACCTGTAACTTGCTTACCATATAGTGCAGTGTTGCCACCAACTACTGAGTAAGTGTTTGCGTTTGTTGCTGGCCATTGAGGACCAGTTGGATTGTTGAAATACATGTCAACAGGAGCAACTGTAGTAGCTACTGTGCCCGATGCAGTTGAAAGATCAACTGGTGTTGAAGTTGGGTTAGCATTCAATGGAGTTGCAGACACAGTAAATGTACTGTTGTTGCCTGCGTTAACTACCTTAAGAATCCAATATAGAGTTCCTGCTACTAGACCACCGATGTTTGATGCAGTTACGAAAGGCATACCTGCAATGATACCTAGGGTAGTGAAGTTAGCTGAAGTTGTTACTAGATCAGTAGCAGCGGTTGTGTTTGTGATTGTAATGACTGCCTGTGCTTTGGCAATCTTTAGTGGACGACCCATTTGTTTTCTCCTTAAAAAAGCGGGTTCTAGCCGCTACGCAGTGGGTGCTGCATAAGTTCTCCCCATGAGAACATACAACTATATTTAGCTTTTCTGCGAAAAAATAAGGATTAAGGAGCTAACTTCCAGGGTCTACCTGGCTCAGGAAGCAATGCACGATCAGCCCACGTAGTGAACACGTTATACTCTCTGTAGTAGGGTTCGCCTACAGCACTGCGAATAGGTTCACTAACATAAAGAAGCTTTAAACTTGCCTTAGCTTCTTGCAATGTTAACCCCTGTGCCGCCGCCAATGCAGGTGCTTCTGTTTCGATGTAATCGTTCCAGCTATCGTAGCCTGATGGTACCGGAGGCAGAGCCATTATAGTCTACCCACCGCTACTTCGATTACACCTTCATAACCATCGAAGTCTTGTAATGCCTTACCAATGACTGTTCCCATTGTCGGGAACTGTTCAGGTCTTGCATATCCAAATCCACCTGATACAAGCATATCACCTTTTTTGATCTTGCCTCTAACTTTGCAAGGTACACGACCTTGAAGTGCGATTGCGGTGAGCAATCCGGGGCAAGTTGCATTCATCACGTAAGCAGGATTAGTTGAAACAACACCCGCTACCTTATTAGTACCATCTTCTGCAAGTGTGACTTCTTTATCACCACCAAACATCAATACAGTTCCTGGTACATAAATGTCATCTGCTTCATAATATTCTGCAAGGTCAGCGTAAGTAGCTTGTAGTCTTGACCCGGGCGTAAGTGTCCAGTTGCCAGTGATATTGCCAGGCGTAGTATTCGTGCCGGCTGTAATTTGTGTAGTAGTTAATGCTCCACTGACAGTGAGTGTAGTTAATGTACCAACACTAGTGATATTGGGTTGCGCGGCTGTTGTTACTGTACCAGCAGTTGTTGCGCTTGTAGCAGAAGAAACAGTACCACTAACATTAGCTCCCTGAATGTTACTAATGTTGCCACCTTCACCCTTTAGAGTTAATGCACCAATCGTACCTGAGTTGGCGTAGACATTTCCAGCAGTGACATTACCAGTAACTGCTACACTTGTTAACGTACCAACGCTTGTGATGTTGGGCTGTGCAGCAGTTGTTAATGTACCAGTAAGTAGTGTTGCACCTACGTTTCCTGCACTTACGTTTCCTGATACAGTTAACACATTAGTTAATTTATTGAATGTTAATCCGGAAGTAGCATTTACGTTGCCCGAATCATTAAAAATAACCTGTGTGTTAGCACCTGGTGCAGCGATAGTTCCGCTAATGTTACCACTTACATTACCTGTTACGTTCGCCACAACGTTGGTAGCGATGATAGTACCATTTGCAAGATTAGCACTGATACCTGAATTTGCAACAAGAGCATAGTTAGCAGTTGAACTTCCGCTAGCGAATACTGGATAGTATACGCCGGACGATTGACTCGTTACTGAAACAAATTCAGCAACGTTCGCTAACGCAACGTTTAAATTCGCTACACGGGTGTTTGATGCTACAATGAATGGAGCTGTGCCGGTTGCTACGGTTGAAATCAATCTAGATGCAGTAGCGATGCCTGTAATATTAGCATTAGCAGTGACGTTTAGATTGCCTGTTACGTTTGCATCTGCACCGACTGATAATACATTTCCAATAGAGATATTGTTAGCATTAAGGTTTGCAGTTACATTAGCATTAGCAGTGACGTTTAGATTGCCTGTTACGTTTGCGTTAGCACCAACAGACAATACGTTACCTATTGACGCATTGTTTGCTGATAGATTTGCAGTAACCGATAGATTTGATCCTACAGTCAATGCATTACCAAATGCACCATTATTTGCTGAGACGTTTCCGGCAATATTTGCATTAGCAGTAAGGTTTAGATTTCCTGTTACGTTTGCATTAGCGCCTACTGTCAATAGATTGCCTATTGATCCATTATTTGCAGAGACGTTTCCGGTAACATTAGCGTTAGCAGTAACATTTAAGTTTCCTGCTACGTTTGCATTTGAGCCGATGTTTGCGATACCAGCAGTGTTTAAGTTTCCACCAGTGATGTTACCAGTTGCTACTACTACTCCGCTTGTGCCAATGTTTCCTGCATTTGCATTTGCAGTTACATTAAGTAGGGTGATAGAGAGATTGCCGGTAGCTGCGTTGAATGACATATTAGCATTGGCGCCCAATGCTCTATTTCCTGTTCCGCTGCTGTTTACGAAAACAGGGAAATAAGTACCTGAGTTCTGTGTAGTGACGACCTGAAAATCAGAAACGTTAGCGTAAGAAACGTTTAGATTTGCTACACGATCAGTACTTGAAACTGTTAAAGGAGGAGCTACGCCACTCGCAACATTAGATATTAGTATTGGAGAAACCACAACGCTACTTGCGTTTAGATTACCTACGTTAGCGTTACCATTAACAGCAAGTATCTTGTTGGTAAAGTCCCAAGTAAAGTTACTATCACCATCTAGCAAATTGCTGTTGTTATATTGTACTGAGTTAGTTGATCCACCGGCATTAGCGGTGCCGCCAGCGCCACCTATAGAAGAAATAACTCTACCGCCAGTAGTGTACACGAAGCCAGTTAAACCAGATTGTGTTCTAGGGCTAAATGTATTGCCACCTACTGTTTCAGAAATAGTAATCCAAGTGTTCGGAGCACTAGTATCTTTAGTTTTAACGTAATAAGTTTGTCCTGCTACTAGATCAGTATTAGCAGTGTCTACGTTTCCACCAAATACAACAGGATCATTGACAGTGAAAGGAGTAGCATCGCTTACAGTAATTTGATCAGTTACGGTGTCTGTTGCTGAAACAGTAGCATATGGGAAGGTTCCATACCCCGTTGCATCTAATCCAGTAGTTAAACTAGAATCAGTATACAATGCAAACGAATTTGATGATTCTACTCCGACAAAGTATGAATTACCATTTAATTGAGTGGTTCCGGGAACGTTAGTGATTGTAACTTCTGCACCTTCTACAAAGAAATTGTCCTGTGTAGTAGTGATTGTAGTTAGATTTCCAGCAGCGCCGTTGCCCAACACTACTTGCTGAACAAACGATACTACAGTAGATTTAGGTGTCCAAGAAAGATTACCTGTGCCGTCAGTTTCTAATACATAACCGATTGCGCCGCCTGTAATCTTTACATTGGATACGCTGCCTAAATTAATAGTGCCGCCTGCATCCCCTCCGCGATTGACCCAATTAGTGCCATCGTATACGAGTACTTCCCCTGCACTAAGCGTTACCGGATTAATGTTGATGTTACCAACTACACCATTAATTTGACTAAAATCAATTGAAGAATAAGAAGTAAGAACTTCGATATTTTCGTTAGGTGTAGATTTACCAATGAATAGACGTTTGGCATCAGTTGCCCAGCCGAATTCGGCATCATCTAGTTGAGGTAAGTCAACTAGATTACCTGAACGTTGTTGGATTTTAGAAATCTGTAAAATTGCCATAAGCGTAATCTTTGCCCGTTAATTACACTTATTTATCTTTACAGAATCAAATGAACTTAGTGTAGTATTCCTCTACTCGCTTCCACCAACGATCAGACCATGTGTCAAACTCGTTACCTTCTACTATAAATTCTTGGTATTCGTTAGCTGCCGAACACATAAAGATAACGCCCTTGCGTATCTTCGTACCATAGACCTCATTGTGTGCATTGGCATATGCTGTCAACTGCAAGAAATAATCTTCAATCCATTCACGCTTCTTAGGCTTGTTAGTTTGCTTGTGGTCCATAATAGCTTCATCGCCATTATGAAGTCCAACTAAGTCAGTAGTGCCTGCATAAATCTTAGGGAAATAAAGTCCTACTTCCGTACCCCAAAATTCATCGCAATTTGACAAACCGTTTTGTATAACAGTGTGTGCCATTTGATGACTTTGTTTACTTGCAGGGTGTCCACCTGGGTCCCCGGTCTCGCCATTCAATACATAGTTTTCAAGCCACTTATGCATTCTAGTCCCGCGTCCAGCAGCCTCAGCAGTAATCTCTTTAGCTTTCTGTTCACCCACTCTTCGGCGCCATTCAATGAGTGCCTTTTTAGCTTCTAGTGGTTTAGTTGCGTCTAGAATTGTAGTGACGCTTGGAAGCTTTTCTCC